CATGGGTATCGGTCAAGAGACACCATGTGGTCGTTTCTTTGTAGGTGCTCGCTATAGTGGTTCATATGGCAACCAACTCAACTGGGCAGTTCTTGAGTTTAGAACTGGAACAGTCACAGATAGGTTTCGTTATCGCAGAGATGCGAAAGCCTATGTAGAGAGATACCTAATCATGGAAGGGATAGCATCATGAGTTACGGATACTTAGAGTTAGGCGTCTGTGTGCGTTGTTCAGCACCTGACCACCTCTTTGTCAGTTCTACTGAGTCAGCCAACATGAGTGGCGTATGCGTTCACTGCTGGACTCATTGGTTCAATACAGAATCATGGCCAACAGTAGAGGATTTCCCTATCCTAGATATGGGAGAGAGATGCGAAGCATGTCTACGACCTGAGATTGAAGGTCATGAACGCTTTTCATTGACTACTGCTCACCTAGCAGACGGGAGAGTTATCTTTGCTCATATCCGTTGTGCTAATTCAACCTGTGAAGATTGTGACCTCAACTATGCACACACACAGACACGCCCGTGGCGTCAAACATACGAAAGGAATCAAGATGCTTACCAAGTCAGCGAGTTCGCAGAGTTCATTCAACTTGATGGACGGGCTAGATGTGGAACCTGTGCAGAAAAGTATTACGAATTACATGGTGGTTCTGATAACTTCTACTACTGTGACCACTGTGAAGAAACTGTACGATTATCGTACACCCAGCGATTTGACGGAAGCCGTTACTGCAACTCATGTATCGAGAGTAATGTCTACACATGTGACGATTGCGGAGACGAATACTGGGACGGTAGCCACAACAGTTGCAGTTATCTCGAAGAAGAAGATGAGTCCGTTATCCACAGTTATTCTTACCGACCTAGCCCATACTTCATTGGCTCAGGAAAGTATCATCTCGGCTTCGAGTTAGAAGTAGAGGCTCGCAACGGCTCTAGGTATGAAGGTGCTGAGATAGCACAGAATACTTTAGGTGCTACTGCGTACATGAAAGATGATGGCTCACTATCAGACGGCTTTGAGATAGTCACACATCCTCACACTCTTGAGAAGTATCAGAAAGAGTTTAAGTGGGAAGTGCTGACCAAACTCAGGATTGAGGGCTATCGTTCATGGAACACCACATCATGTGGGTTGCATGTGCATGTATCCCGTACCGCTTTCGGTACTGGCGGTGACCCATGGAGTATGGGTATAACTGCTGGCAGTAGGGAAAAGATTATCTTAGCCCGTCAATCACATGAGTTACGATTCATGAAGTTGATTTACGATAATCAACGACAGGTTGAGCGTATTGCTGGCCGTAGTAACAATAACTATGCAACCTTCAATGATAAGGGTCGCTTAGTGCGTAAGGTCAAGTATGGTGAGCAGAATAACGGAAGGTACTCTGCTATCAACACCGAGAATGATGCAACCATTGAGGTGCGTGTCTTTAAGGGTTCACTACGCAAGGAGAGAGTGTTGTCTGCTCTTGAGTTCGTAACTGCATCCGTTGAGTACACACGCGACCTCAAAGTAACCGCAAAGAACCAAGCCCTGACATGGCTGGCGTTCACAGGATATGTCTCATCTAATCTTGAGACTTATCCAAACCTAGCACTAATCATGAGCGAATCGTTCGCCAATGATGTACCACAATCAGAAGACTAATCGTACGATAATCGTACAGAAAAGAGTAAGCCAATGTGTATGTTATGTGTAATTCCACCCAATGTAATTCCGTCAAGAGATAAGTTAGAGGCTAGTGCGCTCAATAATCCACACGGATTTGGTTTCGCAATCATTATTCCAAGTGAGAATCGTATCCATAGTGAGCGCACTATGAACGCTGACACATCTATCAACCGCTTCCTAGAGATGCGAGCCAAGTATCCTGAGGGCTATGCCACATGGCACGCCCGTCTTGCTACACATGGCACTACGACAGTAGATAACTGTCACCCATTCAAGGTAGGTCATGATGAGCGTACCTACCTAGCGCATAACGGCATACTGCCTATCATAGAGCCTCAAGGTGATACCCGTAGCGATACCCGTATCTTTGCCGAGGATTTACTACCTGCTATCGGTGGCGTGTCTGCATTAGATAACCCACAGGTGTACAACCTAATCGAAGACTTCACTTCGGGTTCTAAGGTTGTCGTGCTAACTGTAGACCCGCGTGCTGAGCATCAGTGCTATCTCATTCATGAGAATAAAGGTAAGGTAGATGCATCAGGTGTATGGTGGTCTAACGATTCGTGCTACCTTGATTCATACACTAGAATGTGGACATCCGTTCAACCATTAGACTTTGGCTTAACTGTCAAAGATGATGAGATATGGGCATACTGTGAGGTATGTGATTACACAGTACCCGAAAAGCCTGAGAAAGCAGAAGACTACTGCCCTCAATGCGGGTCTTGCTTCATGTGTATGATATATATGAACGATTGCCTGTGCTATCAAGGTAAGGGTGCTAACACATCTAACAACTGGTGGAACAAAGCAGACTTTCAAGGGGGGTGGGGGTGGTGAGTAACCAACCACGCAAAGTAGTACCACCCACCCCGTACTACTACGGCATGAGAGCCGAATTATTCTTGCATGATGCTCAACAAGCATTATTGCAAGGAGATACAAGCAAACACGCACAGATGATACTCAAAGCCGTTGAGTATCACAAACTAGCGGAACAATTACCGCTGGAGGAAGGTCATGAATGACCAACTATAAAAATACGCGTTGCTGGAAGTGTGACCTCGACTTAGTTGTCGAGGCGCACGACCTAGCAGAGCGTAACTACTGTACTACCTGCGCATGGGATAAACTCATGCTCGTGTCTGATAATCAGATAGGCGGTTCAGGTGTTCAATAATCACATCCCGATGTTCACTAATCAGGCATCATGCTTTGATAAAGGGTATGACCCTGATTGGTGGCATCCGCAAGAGTTAGCAGGTAAAGGTCGTAAATGGAGTCACACTCCTGAGGCTGAACTTGCTCGCTCAATCTGTCACAGTTGCCCTGCTAAAAGAGAGTGTCGAAGTTATGCTTTGCAATACTTCAATCTCACTGGTATTTGGGGTGGTATGGACAGATTAGAAAGACACGCTATGCAGGTGGCTCTAAATATGAATCCAATAAATTGGACAGATACTTACGAGTCTGCTGTGTATACCGTGCCACATCAAAGGAGAGAAGATGTATAGAGACGACTACGACTATGTGAAAGAAAGTGTAGCGGAGCAGTTGCTTCTTATACTTTGGACTTCTTTCGCCACTCTAACAGGAGTAGGAATAATCCTATGGATAGCACTATAGTGTACGATAATCGTACAGAAAGGAAGTAACATGGTACTCATTGAAGAACATCAGTTCAACAGTGAACAATTGCCTATTGGTTACATCACTAACTGCAAGTTAGATAGTGGTGAAGTTATTGTCTATGGTGTATTCAACACCATTGACGAGGCAATTAAGTTCGGCATGAGACTAATTAACGCAACAGTTAAACCTATCTATCAACCATCACTACATTAAGGAAAAAGATGCAACCAAAATACCCGATTAAAGTTCAACTCACAGGCAACGATGGCAACGCAATGTCTATCATGTCTAATGTAGGCCGAGCACTCATGCGTAATGGTGTGCTCAAAGAAGAAGTAGATGCCTTCTATCAGGAGGCTATGTCTGGCGATTATGACGAACTACTACAGACCGCTATGCGGTGGGTAGAAGTCGAGTAATGAACGACGACTCAAAAGAATGCCCTACATGCGGAACAGCATGTGAAGTATGCTGGCAAGAAGGGAGTGATGATGAGTGAGCCAAGAGATGATGACGATATCGCATTAGATATCGAAGATGATGAGGAAGAACTAGATGATGAGTTCGACACCTTAGAAGAAAAGTATGGAATAGACTAACTGTACGATAATCGTACACCTGAGTCTGCTTTCGTGGAAGGCGGTAGACTCGTAGCCCCTCATCCTTAATTGGGTGGGGGGCTATTTTTATGCCTTAGTGTATTTACCTGTCTTATGCTGACAACAACAATCCTTGTATTCACATTCTGCATGGAACATCACCGCTATTGCTGTGTCACCTACTGAGTTAGCAGTACCCGCTGCTCTGCACTTTGTACAAATCATGCGTTGTCTGCTCCTTGTGGTAAGATTGGCTCCGACTTCTTGACAGCGCGACGCTCAGCGCGATTGGCAGGGGTCGGCCCCGCGGGAGCGGAAGTTTGTGTTGGTTTGACATCGCCGTCCTGGTCATCACTTGCACCAAAGTCCTCAGCAAAGATAGCGTTAGCCTGAATGAGGTCAATGTATTGGTGGAACAGGTCAATGAAAACACCAACCTGTGTAACAAGATTCAGTGTTACATCACGAGCATCAGTTAAAAGTTTAACATCGTCCTCTGAATGAGAATCAATCCAAGTCTTGTCCTGAACCGTCGAGTCCAAGTTCTTGTAAATCTCCATCACTTCGTGTATCTGCATTTTTCTGCTCATTGAGTTCTTCCTCTGTGTAGTCGCGTTCTCTGCGTGGTCTTGAACCACCCAAGAAATTTAATAGATTGTTAACCGCTCTGTTCACACGCATACGTGCTGCGTCTTCACTGATGGCTAATTCTGTTGCCAGGCTAGCGTTATCGCACCCATCTCCGAATCGAAGATAGACTATACTTAACTGTTCTTGAGTCAGTCTTGCAAGAGACCTTTCAATGTCAGCCATCATGGCAAACCAGTTACCACCTTCTGATGCTACCTTCTTAGCCTTAGTGAACCCTAGTTCAGTCATGGCAGGTGCATTAGAATCCTTGCGTAGTACAGCAGGTAGTAATATCTCAACAACCTCACGGTCATAGTAATAGTTATCATCTACCTTGTAACCAACAGCACGAGCCTTCTCACGCTGACAATAATCTTTAGCAGAGTTACGCAGTGAACGTGCAATCAGTTTAGTAGATTGCTTGCCGTCTAATGTTTCCCATAGTTTAACCTTGTTAGGATGTTCAAGGAACCATACCCATAACTCTTGACGAATGTCATCGGCATCGCACATATGAAACTTACGAGAGAACTCATAAGCAATTGCTGCAACCATGTTCTCGTACTTGTCAGTATCAACTACCACTTAAATGTTTTACCATCCACAGTGAAAGATTGATTAATGATTGGAACTATCTGTGGTGTTACATTGTTACCATCAACATGCAAGATACCAAAGCCTTGTTGCCATGTGAATAGCCCAGCCTTGATGTACTTAGCATTACGGTAATCCATTAGGTTACCCAGTTCCATACCCCAGATAGTCTTAGGCTTACCACCACGATAAGTCTGAGTCTGATGTGTCAACCCCATGCGGTGCGTGTGACCACACACTACGCTCATTCCTGAACGCTTTGCGAGTCCCAAGGCAGTCGCACCAGCAGTGGGTTGCACATTTCCCTCATCACCATGCATAAGCAGCCAACCAGGTGCAAGTTGATAAGGGTCTGTATGATACTTAATCTCAAGTTCTTTGAGACCAAGGAAGTTTTCTAATTGCAACTCTGGTAGACCAAGTAACCCTGGTGCACGCATGGCAACTGTGTTAAACAAGCGGTCAGTATGATTGCTACGTACCATGTGCTCAACTGTTAAGTCGTAGAGTACTTGCCGTGTTAAGTCACGGTCACGACCAATAGAGCGTTCAAACTCTAACTCTGTACCCTTTGACCACTTACTGATTGTCTGCATATCCATCTCGTCTCCACAAGAGACGACTGTCTCAGGTTGATACCATTGGATGAACTTTGCAACTGCTTTAGTGGCTTCTACATCGTGGTACGGGACCTGCAAGTCGGAGATGCAAACAATGTTTTTCATTTCTTTTTCGCTGCTTTCTTTGCTGTCTTTTTAGCGCGACGTTTGTTCTCTAATCCTACGTTCTTGCTCTTAGAAAGGGTGCGAAGGTTAGATATCTTGTCATCTCCAGCACGACCTTTATTGTTCTTATGGTCTACTTCTGTTCCCTTTGGAAGGGTCTTACCAGTAGCCTCTTCATATTCAATTCGTGCCTTGTTGCTTGATGTAGTTTTCCATACACCATTGACTAACTTCTTGAATACATAGATTGGGCGTCCACCATTTTGGTCACTGCCTCTGTAAGGTCCGAAACGTTTAACTTTCATTCTTGTGGCCATTTTCCTCTCAGCACCATCATTCCGATGATGGCATAGTTTGCTAGGTCTTTATAAGAATCCTCGAGTGATTCATTCTTAGCATCTACACCATGGTCAATTAAATGGTTGATGCGTGCAATCTTGTCCCACATACGTACACGTAGCCCATTAAGAGGACCACCAGGAGAGTGAGCAATATTCAATGGACCATAGTCATGATGCTTGGTCAACAATAGCATGTACAGTTCATCAACAATCTCATAGACATCCAAGTCGAATCGGTCTACAGGTTTCTCTGTCCAGATTAGTTCTTTAAGTTCTTCTCTATCCATTTTCTTTTAGCAACCTCTCGATTCCTTCCATGACTTCTGACATCTCCGATTGTACTACACTTTCCTCAATGAAGTCTTCCAATTCATCACCACTTGCGTTAATCATCAACAAGGTGGCTGACTGGATGTGGTCATACATGGCATCTAAATCTCCTACGTTGGTCAGTTCATTGAGTATCTCTAGGAACTGGAATAGGTCAAATGTGTAGCGCTTATTGAGGCGTACACCCCACTCATACTCAACACCACAGTGCTCCATAAACTCATACAGGTCGCAAGTAATGAAGTCACAATTGGGTTCTGAACACTCAAAGTGTCCGTCTACTGGGATTAACATTACTGCACGCTCTCAATCTTATGCTTAAAGTATTCTGCGCCATGCAGACGATACATAGAGTTCACATCTTCCCCCTCAGGCATTTGCACTACGACAAGGTTACCTAATTCACGAGAAAGAGACTTGCCAAAATCAGTGCCAGCGTTATCCCCATCAGCAAATAGAAAAACCTTGTCGAAGTCTTGGAGAAGTCTGGTGTAATGCTTCTTCCAGTTGTTAACCCCTGGGACCCCCACCGCAGGTATGCCACAAACAGTATCGAGTGTGAGCGTATCAATCTCACCTTCACAGATAGAAATAAATGAGGTCGCTCTAAAGAACGCACTAACATTGTAGAGATGCGTTGTCGCACCAGCCATTCCCATGTATTTCGGCTCTGATAGGTCCATCGAACGGAATCTAATGTCCACCACCCCTGAACGCGTAATATACGGAATCGAGAGCCTATTGAGATAGGCTTCATGACCCGTTAACGGCTCTAAGACGACGCCCAAGCGTGCGTGAGTCGCTTGTTCCATTGTTATTCCCCGACCTGCCAGATACTCTTCCGCCTCGCCCAACGCGGCGTGGTAGTACTTGGCCGCTTTGGTTAAGGATTCCTTCTGCGATGCTGATTGCTTCACGAAAACTTACCCCCTCTTTGTCCATAATAATTTTGTAACCACTGCCCTTGTACTGGCAACCGTGGCACTTAAAAAGATTGTCTTGCAGATTAACTGCTGCTGATGCGTGTGAATCATTATGAAACGGACACTTCATCTTAGCCCAACCACTTCGGGTTGGAACTGTAGCACCATAGTGCTCTAGTATTGCAGTGATGTTCGGGTTCTCATCGTTCACTTGTCTAGTGCCTTCCTCAAGAGTTCTACCCATACATGTACAGGCATAGTTGCATACCAGTCTCCAGGGTTCCCCTGCCCTTTCCTCTTGTGCACAACTACGCCTGTCCAAGCATTGTCATTAGTCATCTCGACTATTAACTCTTCTGTCCAACCTGCTAAGTCCATCTTAGCATGGTTCTTTATCTCTATAGTAACACCAGGTATACCTGAGATGTCACCTTTATCGAGGGTCGCACCTGCAAGACGTCTGTCTACATAGGGAAACCATTGCTTGAGGTATTTTACTACATCTCGCTCTGCCCCTGCACCTTTAGCCTTAGAGGCGCGACCACTCACTTAGTACCAGCCGTTCTGATTATGAAACGCTAGGGCTTTTGATGGACTGCCATAGCGATGCTTTATATATTTAAGTCCTAAATCAATTTGCTTAGTCATTGGAGTATCCTTTGGCATCTTGAGCATTTGAGGTATTCCATAAGCAGTTGAACGTGGATTGTCTGCGGTGTAATCCCAGCGAGACTCCCTGTTCCATAAAGTAAACAATGCCTTCCACTCATAATTACTTTTGTATGTCGCTAAAACTTTTCCTCTAGCGATTTGCTTTGCCATTTTCTTCATCTCGGAGATAGACACCAAGACGATTGGTTTGGTACATCGTTCGACTATAACTGTTTGAGTCTTCAAAAACATCGCACCCACAGCGTGAGGCAACGTTCCCGCAAAGACTACAGCAGCCATAATCCAAGCGTATGTTGTTAGTTTCATTTTTACTCCTCAATTGGGGCGGTTGCCTGTGTTCCACAGTCAGCACACTCCATATCTCTGAAATACATCCCAATAGTACCATCCTCTTGGAAGGCTACCTTGAGATTCCAAATGTAACATCCACAGATGCATACAGTGGTAGGTTCACCACGTATATCCATCGCCCTTGTATAATCTGGCTTTAGTTGATTTATATCTTTAGTCATCGTCATCTTCCCACTCCTCAGGTTCTACGTTTGGAAACGGATTACCCCAATCAGGATTGGGTACGATAGGGTCGATGAAACTCATTTTAACCTCTCAGCGATGTCAGAAACATCCATGTATTCAGGGTTAAAGTTCAACCAAAAGGCAGTATTGCCTGATGGGTCTGCCTTACCATAACGGTTCTTCACAGGTGCTACAGCGATAAAGCCAGGAGCATCAGTACCAACTGTACAGATAAGTGCAGGTAACTGTGCAACCATGCCCTGTAAAGCAGAGCGTGGTTGGCACGGTGTACCTGTGTAGGACTCCTTCGTATGATGAAGTACTACAACAGCAGCATTAGTATCTCTTGCGAGGTACTTGAGTTCTTTCAGAGTAGAGCGCATATTTGCAAACTCTTCTCCGCCATCGTTAGAGATATCCATAAGGTTATCAATAACAATAAGAGTAGGTGAACATCCCCATAGTTCTTCAAACGCAGCAACCTCTTGGTCTAGGTCATCTAGCGAAGGGCTAGAATCAAAAGACCAAAAGATGTGCTGTGCATGGTCGTTAATTACTTTACGAGAAGTAGCAACCTCAGTCTCAAGTAGAATCTCTACATCAGATTGAGTCTTGCCAGTTATCATAGATAGTAAACGCATAGCCATTGTGTGAGCATTGGTATCAGCACTGACATAGAGTGTTGGAACCTTTGCTCTTAATGCTATTGCTAAAGCAACGGAAGACTTGCCAGCACCAGGTGTACCAGCAATCATCGATATTTCGGCACGTCGAAACACGACTTTATTTAGTTCAAAGGTACGAAAGACAGTTGGTAGCGGTTCGCCACCTATGTCCTTGCTACCTACGGCGCGGGCAAGTGTTCTCATTGTTTAGAAAGTATTCCATTCTGCATCGTTACGACGGATAAAGACTGGCTCACACTGGTCTGGAGTTCCCTTTGGAGATGGGCACATATAGCCCTTCCAAGGTCCCTTAGCCCCTGAACCCTGTCGCTTAGTCATTACACCATGGTGACACTTCTTAGACTCTGGTCCCATTGTATTGGTAGCAGTTTGTGTTGGATGTGCACTGTGGTCAACTTGCATGTTTGGATATGACTGGCGAATGTTTTCGACAGCCTCTGATGCATTCTGTGGTGCACCTGATAGTGATTGCGCCATCTGCTTAAGAAGGTCTTGTGACTCTTCGATGCCTACGGCTTGTTCTAGAGCCTCGCAGAATCCTGCGTAGGTCTCTGACGCTACAACGAATATACGTCCGTCGTAGAGTTTGCTACTGACTTGGAAATTACCAGTCATTTGTTTCCCCCTCATTCATGTTCGAGTTTGAACTCTATGCGTTGCTATTAACATATTTACAGGAGGATGTTATACCACATCGACCACAGTTAGATAGGTTAGGTAAAAAGATTGTTTCTTTGCGTGCCTTATCGAAGGTATTGAGTATATCTTCTACTCGTTCTGAGTGCAAATTGGATAGGCTCCATAACGAAACGTAACCAGTACGTGCATCCCAAAAGCCTGCCTTATCGACAGAGATACCTTGCTTCTCAAGCGCCCACGCATAGACAGCGAGTTGCAAGGGATGCCTTTGGGATGACGCACCAGTCTTGATGTCGAGGAGTACCCGATTCCCCTCGAAGTCAACCATCACTCGGTCAATGGCCATCTTTACAGATGAGTCATCGATTTCAATTTCATATTCTTTTTCGATAAAGTCTTCATAGATAGACCAGCCGTTCATGCGGAACTTAGCCCAGTTCTCTAGCATCCAGCGACCTTCGCCATACCACCATGACATGTCTTCCTTCTTAGCAAACTGCCAAGTGTTCATGTCACCATTGACTTCTTCATCTTCTTTGACTTGGGTAAACCAAGCATCGTTCCAGATTAAATCAAGGTATGCAGAATCTAATGTGACTACACCAGCATGGTCATAGTTCTCGGTAGCCTTGTGCACTGCAGAGCCACCAGTAAACCACACTGCGTGTGCTTCTTTAACGCCTTCGACTTTTTGTAAATAGTATTTCCAGCCACACTCTTGCCAAGTGGTTAAACTGGAATAGGAAATATGCTTAGGTAATTCGTTCATGGTATGACTCTAACATACCCACAACTACCCCGCTACTCGAAACGGGTTTCTTCAAACCTGTCTGAACCAGATTTTAAGAAACGCCCCCCTACCCCCCATAAAGTTTAATGGTGGTTCAGGGAGTTGGAATCAGACATTTGTCGTCGCCGTCATTTGAAGTTTCCGCCCCACGGTTACCCGCCCTTTTATGATACACTAAGTCTCTAATCTTGGAGAGATGAATGCCTACATACGAATACAAGTGCAACGGATGCGAACATCTGTTCGAAATCACTAGGTCCTACAATGAGCGAGAGACTGCCATTACTTGCCCCAAGTGCGACCTGTACTGTACGCGGGTGTACTCTGTACCTGGAGTACAGTTCAAGGGTACAGGTTTTTACTCAACTGGCGGATGATAACAAAAGTAAATTGACCTTGAGTTGAGGCGATAAGTACCCTCGACCCATACATTATGACCTGGGAAGGCTGAAAACGTCCCAACTCCCAGGTTTTCCTGCCTGTTTGGGGCATCCTATGGACGACAAAAAAGCCCCCCACTCTACTATTGCTAGTAAAATGAGGGGCTAATTTGTAGGCTATGCCTACTTGGTCAAACCGAAGTCCTTCGCTGACTTATCGAAGTACTTAGCAACTGGACCAACAAAACCTGCGAGGAAGGCGTAAGCCAACTTCTTTGGGTCTGTTTCTCCTGCTAGGTACATTGCAACTACCGCTGCACCTGCTGCGCGAGCATAGGTGAGTGAGACTTGCTTAAGTGTATTGATATCCATTGGTTCTCCTTAGTTCAAGTATAAAGTCTTATGACTTAAATACAGGCTTGCCAAATCCTACCACAACTACTGCAGCAGATTTCTTTAATGCTGGTCCGTTCTTCTTCTTGTAGGCACGTTTTTTCATGCATACCTGACCACCATTACGTTGGTCACCCTTCTTATCTGGGGCAGTATTGCCTTCGATGCAGGTAACAGTACCGTCTCCATTATCGCGGACTACAATCCCAACATGTGAGATTCTATCGACGCCATCGTTGGGGAAGTCAAAGAAAACGATATCTCCTGGTAGTGGTGTGGCTTCCTCAGCCTTCTCCCACTGGCCCTTCTTGATGAAGGCAGATGCACCAGCAACAGTTGATACGCATGAAGGAATCTTCAAGCCAACCTCGTTAGCACACCAGTTCACAAAAGAACCACACCAAGGTAGGAAGTTAGCCTTAGTAAAGGCTCCATACTTGGTCTCGTTGTCTTTTGGACCTTCGATGACGCCAAGTTCCTGACGTGCAATCTTGATGAAGTCGTTTCTCTGTCCCATTACTCACTCGCTTTCTTGTCAACCTTAGCAAAGGCTGCGTTGATTTCATCTGCAGATAGGTTTCCATCTGCCAAGAAGAAGCGGGCTAGAGCCTCAAGTACACGGGCACACCCAAGTGCACCTGCCAATACTGCTGCTTGCCATACTTCAATACCAACAAGAGAACCAGCACCAATAACTCCTAGTGCTTCTGCTGCAATAACAGCCAAGATTCTCATCATTACGTTCTTAAATGTACTCATTATTCGTCCTTTGGATTACGTAGTGGATACGTAACTGCCCAGGCAACAAGTGTTCCACCGATTGCATAGCCAACTACTGTCTTGGCTGAACCATCAAGAACCACCCAGGCAATAAACATGCCTAGTAGAGTCCACAGTTGGTCAACCATATCTTTCATTATTTTCTTCATGGTTTTCTCCTATAGGCTGCTGCT